ACGCGGCCTCGGCTTCATTGTAAAAACCCTCCAGTGCGGCTCGGTCAAACATGTGTTTAGCCCCCAAAAAGTTTGTGTGCGACACGCGAAACCATCTCTGTGCGTTCTTTGTCGCCGCGTCGTTCTCTGCTCGCCGCTTCGCGCTGCTGGTATTCCGGCGAATAGTCCTGGGCCATCGCCAGGCCGTTCTGCTTCAAGTACTCGCGGTGTTTCTTTCGTGAGTTGATGGGCACGCCGTCCGTTGCCTTGATGCCGCCGTAGACAAGCTCTTCGGTGACGGTCTGGGCGCGGCCTTCGGCTTCGGTCCAGTCGGCGCCTGGCTCAATCGGCTCCGGCAGCGGTTGGCCGCCCTGCGTGTAGACGGTGCGGCCCCGCTTGACCTTGCGGTCTTTGCCGAAGATGCGGTCAAAGCCTTCGTCGTACTCTTTGGTTTGGGCCTGGGTCTGGATGGCCCGGCCTGCAGCCATTCCTCGCGTGGGTCCGCTCATCTAATTAGCTCCGGGACCGGGGCGTCAGACCCACGCTTACCCAGCAGGATTTCCACCATAGGGTTGGGCCACTTCTCCGGCGGAACCCACCCCTCCGTGACGAGGAACGCCTCGTGACACTCGTGGTTAAACATTTCCTGGAGATTTCTTAGGCAGCCGAGCGCCGAGCGCATTCTCTTGGCGACAAGCTCCTTGATGGCGGCTTCGTCGGATGCTTCCCGTGCGTCCTGGGCCGAGAAGCAGACGGGAACGTTGTGGGTGCTGGATTTAAGCAAATAGACGAGCGCCTCGTCATTGCTTCGCTCGTCCTTGGTCCACTCGATTTCTGGGTGGAACTCCAGGACGGCCAACAGGCGATCCTCAATCCTCGCAAACGGGTTGCTCACGGAAACCCTCCCGGCCTCACCGGCCTCATAGTGTTGGAAATGAGCTGTCGTTGCGCCGCTTCCTTCACGTTCGATTGGCGCTGATTCTCTTCGCGCATCGCATCGTTTTGGACTTCGGCCTGGCCCTTGGTCAGCTCTGCCTGGAGCTTGAATTGCTCCTGGTTCATCTTGGCTTGCGCGTTGAACTGAGCCGTCTGCATCTTCATCTCCTCGGCCTTGACCTTCGGGTCCGTGGGCGGCGCTTGCGGGTTCTCCTTGGCCCTTTGCGCGGCCTCCTTGGCCTTGCCAATCATCCGGTCAAAGACGCCTTCAATCTGAGACGAGCCACGAATGCCTGCCGCTACCCACTTGCCAATCTCGAGCAGCTCTTCAAGGCCGTCCGGCATTTGCTGTGCGATGGGCGCCAGTGCCTGGAAGTACGTGGTGATGGTTTCAAGAAACTCGCCGCGCTCTTGCTTCATTGCTGCGAAGTCGGCCAGCGCAACCGCCTCTGGCTTCACTTCAATTCGGTAGCAGGAGATATCGGACTTAAGCAGCGCAATGGCCTCGTCGGCCAAGAGTTGGTCCGCCTCCGGCATGAACCGCACGTTCGCTCGGGCCTTGATGGTTTCGGGCGAGAAGTGCTTGGCGATAATTTGCGCCTTGATGCTCAAAAGCCCCGTAGCAAAGCGGGCAATCTCATCCTGAAGTCTTTGGACGCGGACGCTTCCGGTCCGGGATTTAACCCGCTGCTCTGTCGCCGTAGCGCCGGCCTGAGTGGCCTCGCCGCGCATGATGTCGCTAAAGCCAGTTGCCTGGTGGAGAAGGTCAATCTCCGCCTGGAGCTGCTGCTGGAGCACCGCGATGGTCTGGACGATGGGCTCATTCGGAAACCAGTCGATAAGGCCGCGCAGGCCGCCCGAGTCGACGAACTTCATCCAGTTGGCGACGGGGATGAGCTTGTTTCGACCCTCGGGGCCCATGATGCGTTGGAGTTGCTCGTGGGCTTCTTTGTCGCAGGCGCCTGAAACCTTGATGGAGGACACCAGCTCCCGGATGCTCGACATCAGGATATTGATTTGCTGGTACTGGTCCCGGTGCAGCGCGTAGTACGGGCGGGGAACCACCTTCGAGGTAGTCAGGTTCGCAACCAGCGGCTCTGGGAACGGATAGAACCCTTCGAGCTGAAGCGGGTCGTCCTGCATGTCCAGCATCCGCGGATGGTTCTCGCAGAACCAATAAACCCGCCTGGTCGCCTTCTCGTAAATCTCATTAACCTTGGCGCGGCTCCAGGGGTCCTCGGAGCCGTCCTTGCGCTTTGCTAGCGGGACGTCCTTGCCGATGTCGCCGAAGCGCTCCACGAGCTGTGCTCGGGTCATCTCCGTTTCGTGGGACCACCAGGGAACCATGTGCAGGACCTTGGCCGGTCCCCACAACCAGTCTTTCCAGTGGACGTAGTCAACCTCCACGTCTTCCTTGGGCCAAGAGTCTTCGGTGATTGCTTCCGTCACCACCTCGCCCGTCTCGTGGTGGAGTTCTGCTGGATATATTTCGGTCTTCTTGACCTCGCCCTCTACGTACCGACAGCGCGCCAATCCGAAGCCCGGGAGGAAGTAATCCATCAACACGCAGCGAAGGGCCACGGCGTAGGTGTCCGAGTCGCGGGAGATGTCGGTATTTAGGATGCGCTCGAGGATTTCCCCGGCCACGCGGCCCAGGTCGTCGCCCGAATCTCCAAACCTTCGCGAGACGTCCGTGCGCGGAACCTGTCCATAGAGCATGGCGATGATGGTTTGAATGTCGGAGGCGAACAGCGGCAGGCGCGTGTCAAACTCGCCCTGCTTCTCCGCCTCATTGCGAAACTCCTTATCTATCTCCGTGCCTTTTTTCTGCCAGCCGGAGAGAGCCCTTCGCGCGGCGGCAAACTCCAACACCCATCGCGCGTGTTGCTCGACGGGGTTTTGCTCGTAGCTCGCGGCTTCGTTGTCGGTTTTCAAAAGCGTCCCCTTCCTGGGGCTCGGATGCTGGAGAGGGCTGGGAATGAGTAGTCGTTGACGGTGGCGTCGATGGGCGCGGGCGGGGGAGGCTTGCGCGTCACCAGCTCGGAGTGTCTGGCGACAATGGCCGCGTACCGAAACGCGTCGGCCGTGTGGCTGGACCAGTCGTGAAGCGGCTTCTTGGCGAAGGTCTTCGCGTCTTCGTCGTAGGCGTAGTGGTACGAGCGCAAGGCCTCGATGGCTTCGGCGCAGCGCGGGTGAAAGCGCGTGGACTTTTGGAGCAACCAGCGTCCGGCCTGGATGCCATCCGGCAACGTCATGAACGGAGCGACCGCCACAGCCGACGAGCCCATGCGCTCAATGAACTGGTCAACCACCGATACGCCGGTCTGCCAACTGCGTTGCCTGGCGTCGTGAGGCAGCCAGTGCTTGGTGTAGCCGAGGCCCTTTCCTTCGATGACGTCGAAGTAGTGAGACATGGGCTTGCCGTGTGACTCGTAGTGGTCAATGAACTCCAGGCCGTCGCCGTGGATGCGCCAAAACCAAATGGCGGTGGAGTCGTCTGTCCCGAGGTCCCAACTGGTGAAGACTTCGTCGCGCGGGTGCTCAAACTCGTTGAGCCCTCCGCGCTTCTCGAGGGGCTCGAGCAAGTCTCCCCAGACGGAACCAACCAGAGCAGCGGTCCAGTCGCAGAGGTACTCCTGCCGAATAAGCGCTTCAGGCATTCCGCTGGCCCGCTCTTCGGCGAGGGTCTTTTCGGGGTCATAGGCGCGCGTGTCCTCGAGCGTCTGGAGGTCGCAGAACCAAGAGGGGTCCGCCTTCGCCACGGCGTAGAGCTTCTTTGCGTGGTTGTTGCCCCGGGGCGTGGTGATGAAGCTTGCCCACCCGTCATTCTCGCGAAGCATGGGTCGGACGAGGTCCCACGTGGTCGGCTTGGCCAGCGCAAACTCAGAGAAGGTGACGCCACATGGGCCGGAACCCACCACCTCCATCTTGTCGGAGCCCATCAGGCGCCAGACGGAACCGTTCTTCAGCTCCACCACGGTTTCGCTGGACGGGAGGAACGCGCGCGGTGACTTCCGAATCTCTTTCGGAAACACCTGTTCCATGATGCGCTCGCCGTCTTTGGTGAAGCCTTCCCAGATGGCCTTCTTGGCTTGTTCTCCGGTGGGAAAGACGTGCCAGTAGGCGCCGCGTCGCTTCAGCATCATCTTGCAGGTTTGATGTAGGGCGGTGAGGTCCTTGCCGCCGCGACGATGGACAATCCACACCGCACGCTTGCCGCCATTGTCGAAGTAACGCATGAACTTGCGTTGGTAGGGCCTGGGGGTGAAGTTGTTGGGGATGACGAAGTCGGTCATTCGTCGCCCTCGTAGGAGACGACCTTGACCGTGAACTCGCCGCCGTTCGCGCCCGTGACCTCGTGCTTCTCGGTCCACATGGCGATTGCTTTGCCAAGCAGCTCAAGCGAGGTGGTCTTCGGCCAGAGCTTCACCTCGGTGCCGCCATCGCCGCTAAACTTCACGGAGGCGATGCAGCGCCGAATCTCTTCCGGCATCTCGTTGAGGGTCCGGCAGTTGCCGCGTTCATCCAGGAGCTGGCCTGGGTCAGAGCGCGCCAACAGCAGCAGCTCTTTGAGAACCAGCTCGCGGGAAACGCCCGCGTTCTTGCTGGCCTCTTCACGGGCCTTAGCAATATAGGCCTGAATCTTAGGATTTCTTAGCAGCCGGTTGGCCGTAACCGCTGCGCCCTTATCAGAATACCCAGCCCGAATCACGGCTTGCGTGCCGTTCCCGTCTTTCAGGTATTCGTCTGCAAACACCTGGTGCTGTGGGTTTTCGAGCATGGGCCCCGGTAGAGGCTGGTCTGGGGTTCAGCCTCTGGACGGAGTCTTTGTCCCCGACCGGACATTGTCTTTGCGGCGCATCCGTTGTGCGGCTTTGAGTAGCCACGCCATGGCCCGCTCGAAGTCTTTGTCGGACTCGGCGTCGGCAAGGCGAATGGCCGCGTCAGACAGGCGCTTTTTGCCGGTCCTGGCGTACTCCCTGAGCTTCACCGAGACGGGAAGGCCGCGACGCTTTCTTCTGGCGTGACCAAAGCAGAGTCCTGCCTCGCCCTTGGCGGCGCATCTCTCACACCCGTCAACACTGCATGAGTCCACGCTTCCCCCTTGGTCGCTACCCTTGAGCCGCACAGAAAAAGACCAGCGCGGCTAACCCGCACGCCAGACCAATGAAGAGAGACAGCTCAAGCCATGTGGCGTTGTCGTCGTTCATGGTTTGGCCTCGGGCTTCTCCGCGTTGGCTCGATCAACCATCCGCCCCATGCGCTCCAAGAAGTCCTCGCGTGCCACTCCCGCGTGGGCCGCATGAATGGCGGCGGCCTGATCT